TGCGATCCCAAGCGCAAATAGAGAACCCAATACGAACCAAAGATCTCAAGCTTTGGTTCTATAGCTCCTTAAAAGAATGCCAATCTTTAATAAGGAGGAGATCCTGTTGTACGAGGTGTTCTCAAGCACCTCTATGGGAACAAAGACAAACCTCCCGAGATCCCAAGCTCGAGAAGTTTATTACATCAAATTCCGCCGGAATAGGTAAAAACCTAAGCCAGCATCGCAATTATAGCTTTCTCAGCTATAGGAATGACAATAGGTGCAGCCCGCTTTGCTGCGTAAGCTAGCCCGTCATACATCAGTTGCCAATTGCTCCTGTCAGGAGCAGCAGTCTTACGCTGCATGACATTGTTAGCTGCCTCGAGGACCATACCAGCCCCCTGAACATCAGAATCCGATTGAGTGTAAGAAGCGGATGCAATATTGCCGATATACTCAGCATGCACCACATACTCACAATGAAAGTCCTGACCAGGTTGCCCAGTCACCATAATAATGGTAGTAGGACTCCCCTGCCAGTAAGTTCTCCCTCCTGGCGTAGTCCGTTGAAAAGAAGACACACCGCCTCCTTGAAGCGACAGAAGCGACTCAGGACCGCTAAAAGGGTAAATAAGTGATGTGCGATAACCAATAGAATCACCACCAGTTTCCGCATCACGAATGAAGTTCATCTCAGTTGTTTGAGCAGCAAAATCGGATATAAGACACCTGTCACGTGTAAAATTACACACAGCAGTGGTGGGAGAGGAAGCCAAAATAGGCACCTTCATCGCGTCAGTAGTCCCGGGTTGGAGACTAACATTACCATGACCTTGATCACGATACATGTACACCATCCCGGACTGATTCAAAGCCGTACCAGTGTATTGAATGGACAACCCAACGGACGCTATACGCGAGGCGACTCGCTGACTATCCTCACCAGATCTGAAGACATGATCATCTGCTGAATAAGGAAGATTACCCAAGGCGACTGCCGTAACTCCAGTATTGAACGTATTAGCCGCTGACAATAATGCCACATCGACGCCGACATAAGCGGAGTTGGACACATAAATCTGAGGCGCATCGTTGCATGCAGACGGAGCGAAACAAACAAATGCCACTCCACCCAATCCAATCTTTGAGTCAAATCGCACAAATCCTGTCACCTTATGCGATGCCGAAGCCTGTCCCGACGGGACACAAACTCCAGTGCATGCTGGTGCAAAAGGATCAGAGATGGCGTAAGCGTATTTCAGCCCACACTTACTCAATTTGACAGGAGAACTGGACACCTGCAACGACTTCATCGGAGAGGACACCTTCGTGCTCTTACTCTTGTTGGCGTTTATAGCTTTCAACAAAGCTTTAACACCTTCATCCCGAATGACTGAAGCTCCAGCTGAAACTCGCTGGTTATTTTTGGAAGACGCATTTCTCTTCCCTGAACTGTTATTTTGCAAACTTTTCTTGTTTTTGTTGTTGTTTTTAGTGGGTGTAAGATTCAATGTTAATCGAGGTACCCTACAAAGTCCTCGCATTAGCCGAGGTTGCGAATCTCTTAGGCCATTTGTCCTACTAACTCAAACGTTCCTAACTTCTGGCGAAGTGGTAAATCAGTTTGAGTCGACGGTTTGCTATCACCGGGTGCTATCACACACAACTCTCTCGAGACAACCTGGACAGGTTGTTTTTGGCTTTCGCCTATGGGGTCGAACCGACCCACCCCATTGTGGGTTGTTATTTGATGTTTTCTACATGGTCCCTCCTTCGTAAGTCTTTTTCAACCGGTTTACGTTCGAAGAGGTATTCTGCTTTCGCTTACAGCCCATCGCTTAGGCTCTGCATCCGGCGAACCAGACACAGGAAAACGC